AATACTAAGCCCCGCCCCAGCTCAGCAAGGGATCAAGTGACGTCACTTGATATTATTTAAGTTCAACATAACTCTTCATTTATTATTATTATTTTCTTCATGCCGCTGCGCGGAGTATTATTCATAAATTATATCCGAGAGAGTAACTTCAATACAATAATTATTATTTTATTAACTACAATCTTCATTACAACATGATTACAACTTACGGTTACACTTCAATGTACATTCTATGTTCTAATACAACCTTAGCAGAAGCACTTGTATACATTATAATGTACACATGTTGAGTCTGACTAACACCTGAACCTAATTTAACAAATTTATTAAAAGACTTAGTTACTTCCGATACACCAGCTCCACTTGATTCAATCTTTCCTTTGGCTATGATAGATACCATATCTTGAGCAGACTCTTTCACTAACAGAGCAGGTGTTGTGAATAGATTAGCCCAGTTCACCAATGGTGAACTGCTCTTAACGACAAGAAAATTCATTAATTCACCTGGAGGTATCTTCACAGTGCAAGTTAGCATAATCCTCTTCATGTTGTATCTTCCGACTTCACCATCAGGCTTTATTTCTGTGCCTGTAATCGAATCCTTCTGCAAGACAGCAGAAGAATGATACAATACTCGACTGGTCGGAGTATTAGGATAGAACCTTCCATAACCTCGACGACTCGACCTCTTACCAACAGCTCTTCTCCTCATAGGCCAATTTGTTCTCACCATCGTATTCGTTGTGTGAATGAACACAACGAAGAGGACGATGCTTATATAGGCAGAGAGATGCTTTCCTTCGAGGCGAAGGAAAGAATAAAGTATTGAATACGACAGCCATTCATTTAAATTAAAGTGCAATTAAAGCAAGGTATCTACAGCACATTACTTTTGAAAAAGTAATCCTCCACTATCTTTGTTGGGTCCACTACAGCTTCGAGGAAGCTGCATTATTATCTTCATTTATTATACATGTGAGAGGCACGTGATGACTCCGCTGAACCCGGGGCGGGGGT